GAAGAACGTTCTATTGTTAAGTTTACCAGGCAACGAGGATGACACTCAAAAATCTGGTCTAGTTATTGGATTGAGTGGCAACTTATGTGCTCTGCCCACGCATTATTTTATTAAAATTAAAAATAATTTAGATAGTGGAACTTATGATCCATACGATTTTATAGAATTCTTTTTGACTAGTGGTGAAGTTTTTAGAAGCATCACTGTGTCCGAATTTTGTAAATTAGACAGGATTGATATTGACAAAAGAGATGTCAGTGTATTTTCACTAGCTGGCAGCGCTCATATGTTCCCTAATATTTTAGGTCATTTTATTAATGAGTCAGACTTTTTACATAATAAATTTGCCAATTGTTCTTTAAAAGGTTTTAACAATTGTACAGAGCCTGAGATTACTTCAACTGATGTGGTTGCTGAAAAATTGCCACATATTTTGAGGTATAGAAGTACTGATGGACCAGAAGAGCATGTTTCTGAGCGAGCCTTTAGCTATTATGCCAATACTAACAATGGAGATTGTGGTTCAATATTGTTCCATGATAGTCATGCTTTAGCGCAAAGAGTTATCTTAGGCATACATGTAGCTGGCGGTAGATCTAACACATTAGCCAAAATAGCTTTTAGTTCAGTTGTAACCCAAGAAGAGCTCATAGAAGCTGTGGGCAAGTTTGACAAATACAATGCTCAGGGCCCAGTTATTCCAGATGAACCATTTATTAAACCTAACGAAAATGGCTTTATGTTATATGATCACTATCCAGTTGTGGCTAGGGCTAAGAGAAATCTTAATCCCATGAAAACAAGCTTAGTTAAAGTTGAGCCGTTATATGAATTGCTTGGACCTAGCACTAAGAAACCAGCAATGCTTAGACCATTTACTTTAGATGGAGTGAGGATAGATCCCATGCGCAACGCTATAGAGAAATATAGTAGGCCGCAATGTCATATAGATGCCCATTTGTCTGAAATTTGTGTAGCACACACATTTTCTACCATGATAGAAAGATCTGGGACTTGTTCAAATAAAGGGATACTTAATTTCCAAGAATCAGTGGAAGGTATGCCGAATGAGAGATTTATAGATGCCATTCCCAGAGGCACTTCTGCGGGTTATCCACACTGTGAGAAGAAAAATAGTTCTCTCAAAGGTAAGAAAGCCTGGTTTGGTGAGGATGGAGATTTTGATTTCACCACGCCATTAGCCATTGATTTACTTAAAGATGTAGAACAATATATAGATAAAGCAAAGAAATTAGAAAGACATCCAATTATTTTTATGGATTGTCTTAAAGATGAATTAAGAGACAATATTAAAGTTGATGCTGGTAAAACACGACTAATATCCGCAGCTCCACTAACGCACACCATAGTTACAAGAATGTATTTCATGCGTTTCAATCAATGGTGTATGGAAAATAGAGTGGCTAATGGAATGGCCATAGGAGTCAATCCTTACAGCTCAGAGTGGACTGATATTAGAGATTCCATGCAAATGATGGGGCCTGACGTTATAGCAGGCGATTACTCTGGGTACGATTCTTCAGAAATATTACTTATAGCGGAAAAAATAGTTAAATACATCAACTTCTGGTATGGTGATGGAGG